CGTACTTTAGCTTTCTTTTCCTTAACCTTAGCAATTTGTGATTTTTTCACACAAACGGCACATAATTTCTTGGATTTGTTACTATAAGGGCGTTTTTTACCACATTCTGCACAAATTGTGTCAATAACAGGTTTCTCTATTTTAACAGGTTCTCCCTTAACTGGAGTTTTCTTTTCCTGTGTGGCTTTTCTTCTTAGCATAATACAATATACAATAGGAAAAGAATAACCCAAGATACTCTCAGGCTATTCTGTTCCTAGTTGTGTGTTAGATGTAGATTTCTACTGGTCTGTTAACAACAAACTTACCTTCAATTAAATCAAAGGCACGCTGGTTGATACGAGCACCTGAACCGAACATCAACGCCTTACGTTTGCTGTCAATGTCTTTGTAGGTGGTCATGTGGTTGGTAAAGCGAGTAACTGCATTAAACAATCCGTAGGCTGTTTCTCCATGAGCATTGTACTCAGTAGACATGGCAGCTTTTAAATCGTTTAAGCGATTAGTACTACGAGTTGACTCTAAGTGACCTCCGATGATCTCAAATAGGAAGTCATCGTCAATCTTCTCAGGTACGTTGGTTGTACTCATCTTAATCATGCGTTCTATTACTTGCTCTTCTGCATTCATAGACTCACGCAATGAGCTGATGATTCCTGCCAATCTCTCCCTGTGGTTTGGAGTGTGCTTTACTGCCTCACAGTCCTTGAATGCTTGAAAGAATGTGTTCTGGCAAATAACAACTACGTTAGTTGCACCAAAACCAATCTTAGTTAAGCCGTCATGTGCTGTGAGACCTGTTAGGTAACGGAGGTTCTTAGAACCTGCAATGGTTACTTCAGGTAATTGGAACTGGTAGTACACTCGTTCACCCATACCTAAACAACCACCACGTACTGCGGGGATGTTTACGCTACCAGCAGCATCCATCAACATATCTAGAACTTCATGGTTCTGTGTAATGGTGTACTTACTGCCAACTAAACCTAAACAACGGTCATTGTCTGCTCTGAAGATTCCGTAGCCGTTTGTAGGCTCTCCGTTAGGACCAAACAATGGTTTCTTTTCTACTGTCCAATCAGTCTTTGATGCGGTTAATAATTCTTGTGCGTTCATCTTACTTTAAATTTCTTAGTGTGGTTAATAATTCTCTTAATTCTTTAAGTCTGCCTTCTTGCTCACAATAATCATACTCTGTTTCATGCTTCTCTCCTTGTATGGTATCTATTCTTTCGTTGATATAATCTCTGATAAAGGTTGTTACTTCTCTGGATACTCTGGTTTCAACAGTTAAGATTAGTTGGTCTAAAGCTTCGTTAAATGGGTTTTGTTTTGTTTCTTGCTCGTTTGACATAGTTTAAGTTTTAATCCACTCGATGTAGTCTCCGTTGACTGCCATCAAGTGCTTGTTAATTTCCTTAAAATGATTGCAGTTCCATTGTCTTCCTTGGTAGTTTGCCGCTACTGGGTGTTCTGATTCTAGGATAATGTGATGTTCGCTTATCTGTTCTTTGAAAGCTTGTGCATCTTTACCCCACAAACAGAAGATAACTCCGTGAGAATACTCGTTAATGGCTTTAATCACTTCTTTTGTCCAATTCTCCCATACTTTCATATGGCTTCCAGGCTTACCCTGCTCAACGGTTAACGCTGCGTTGAGCATAAGTACACCTTGTTTTGCCCAATACTCAATATCTAAGTCAACGGGGAACATCAATTCGTCCTGATAGCAATCTTCCTTTATCCTCTCGTAAATCTTTCTGAGGCTTGGGGGAACATAATTCCTATCACGAGGAGCAAATGAAAGTCCACACGCTACTGGTTTTTCTTGATATAAGGTAGGATATGGGTCCATCCCTATTACCACTACACGTAAGTCACTAAAGGAAGTAAGTTGGAATGCTCTGAATATCTCACTACTAGGTGGATATACTTGAGTTTCTTTCTTTCTTTCTTTGATGTAGTTTGCCACTTTAGTAAAGTGTTCAGACTCTATGTAAGGCTGTAGTTTCTTATACCAGTTTGTTGGTATGTTGATTCTCTTACCGTCCATGCTTATGTGTTTAGTGCTTTTATTGGATTATTCTCTAGTGATACAAGTCTAGCTGCATTAGTTGCTCTTAATGCATGTACTTTCTTGTATTCTTTGAATAACTCTTGTTTGTCGTCTACCTTTTCTAGAATTTCTGGAAACTCATTTTTGATTGCATCCATAAATCTACCAAACTTAATGGCATAGATAGTATCAGTCTCTAGTAAGTCTTGATGTGTTCTTACATTGTGTATGATAGTGCTATGGTCTTTACCAAACAAGAAACCTATGTGAGCATAAGTATATGCTAGGTAGGTGTACAAGAATGCTGTAAACTGTCTACGTGCGTCTACAACCATACCATTACGACTCCTAGAAAATAAGTCGTGGAAGGCTACATTATGTACTTCACAAATAACAGCACATAACTTTATCTCAAACTCACTGAGTCTAGGTATAGTAAATGGTTTGTGTACTTTTGTCTTGCGGACAATTACAATGCTCTTTCCTTTGTAAGGTTTAAGTTTGTTGTCAGCAAAGAACTTTTTGACTAACTTATCTTTAAGGAATATGTCAGTGTGTTTAAGTTTTTCTGTTCTATTTAAATACTCTACGGTTTCTCTGCAGATGTATGTTATAAGGTCTCTAACTGTTTGCATAATTCTATTAGTTTTTGTGGTCCGTGATTTTTTACAATGTCGCTTATGTCTTTTCCCAATACAGCACTATGAGTCATTCTTAAGAGACCAAACTCACCATAGAGTTCATACATCTTAAGTGACTTTTCATCTCCTGTGGGGTCTGCGTCATACCAAATTACAACTCTAGTAAAGTCTTTTAGTAGACTTTTTACTATCTCAGCATCTAGTATGGCACTCTCTGACCGAGGACAGATAGCATGTATACCTATAGAATAGAAAGTCATAATGTCTTTCATAGCCTTAGTAATTACAAGTAGGTTTCCTGACTTAGGTAATCTAGACATGCCCTCAAACTCTTGCATGTAGTTGTTTCTAAACTTCATCTTCTTGTTGTTGGGTCTGTATAGTTTAATTCTGTCACCTTCTACATACCTGTAACAAGGGTCTTTATCTACGTGCATGTACTTAAGGTATCCATTAACCCATGCTCTGCGTACTTTGCGGACGTTGAAGTGTTTTAGTGTATCTAGACTAATGTTAAATTGCGCCCAGAACTCTAAATCTTTCTTCTCATACGGCATTACCTCTACTTTAATTACAGTTTCATAATCATCTTCTTCTTTATTGTAACTGATAGTAGGGGTAGGTAAGCTAGACCCAGTTAAGTTACACATCTCATCATATATCTTAGAGTAGTTTACAACTCCATTATGCCTGATCATAGCCATACCAAAACAGTCTATAGTTTTACCTAACGCAAAGTCCATAAAGATTAAAGCACCTGTTTTTTTCTTGTAGAAGAATACACAGCTAGGAAACTTGTCATCTCTAAAGGGATTCTTGTAGTGTTTTCTTAATTGTATAGGCTCACCAAAATAGAACTCCATAATTTGTTCTTGTGTGAACCTATCCATCAATGTCTTTTTTGTTGAGTTAATCTTAATATTGTCTAAGTCCATGTCAATCACTACTTTAGTAAGATTAGGGGGTACATAAAGCACCCCCTGCCTTACTTACACTTTACCTAATCTTGGTTTATCCAAACAAATCGTCCTCAAACGGACTAGCAGATGCAGGTTTGCTTGGTACATCTGAGAAAGGGTCTGAGTCAGTTGTCCAAGGATCATTCCCTGAGTCAACAGTATCTGGCTCATCACCTGCTACAAACTCTTTCAACACAAACGAAGCACCATAGTAATGCTTATAGCCGTAATTGTCATCTGTAATCTTGTTACGGATGTAATCACTAATCTTACCATAGATTGTTAAGAACATACCGTTCCATACATCTTGGTATTGACCGTCTTTAACACCCATAAGAACTTTAACACCACCATCTTTCTTATTGAAGTGGTCAAAGAACTCACGCAACTCTTTTACGTTACCCTTGATGATAGTTTTAATATCATCTAGCATAAGCAATGAGCTGTTGGTATCCACGTTGCCGTAAGAACGCAACAAAGAGTACAAATCCTCCTCACCACGCAAAGCTTCACGTACTTTGTCTAGCTTTAACTTGTTGTAGTCAGCCAACTTCATGTTACGCTCAGACAAATCTCCAAGACTATCAGCCCAACAAGTTTTACTGTGAGCATCAATATACTGAGTTTTACCTGATTGGCTAGTACGAACTTGATTGCTCAAGAACAACGCAAACTTACCCAACAATGGAGTAGTAATACTGTCGTGGTTCTTGTACCAAAAGTCGATACGGGTAGAATCTTCTGTAAAGTAGTTAGGCTCTTTTACCTTCTCTACATCTACGTCATAAAGAGCAGCAATTTGTTCACGTGTGGGATTAACTGCTACGATTTTGATTGGCGCAATACCTGTAAACAACTTCTTGCTGCTTGTACTGCCTGTTCTGGTTTCTAAATTCTCTAAATTCATGATTTTGTTTAATTAACTGTTTGGTTTTGGGATTAAGAATAATACTCGTCAATGTGTTGACATACTTGTTTTAAGTCGTTAGGAATACGGTTACTTGGGAACATTCCATCAGGTGATTTAGCAGGATATTTCTTCCAACGATTAGTTACAAATTCATAAGTTGTGTTACCCTGATTATCTTCGTCTATATGGGTATACAAAGCAACTGTGAATAAGCCTTCTAATACAATCTGATTGTCCAACAACTTACCAGCTGTTTTCATCTTGTAAGAAATGATTGCACCATCGTCCATAATTTCCTCGGGATGGGAAAAGTAGAAAATTTTCAAGTCGTCCCTTAATTTGCGGGCCTCCGTTAGTAATGTGACCATGTCCTTAGCCATGATGGAAAACTTAGTGAAGCCTGTTTCTGTGGCTTTCTTTACCATGTTAAAACCCATGATATAGTTAGAGTCTTCCAATATCACATTCTTGATGTGTGGAGCTTTCTCACTAATACTCTGTAGGTACTTTACAACTTGCAGAGCTTCGTCTAGTTCTGCATAGTTCTTTAGTTCTGCATTGTACAGTTTGTTAGCACCTTTGAATGGAAGTTCTTTACGAGCGACATTGATGATGTAAGTTTCTTTTGAATCTAAATTCTTGATGGATGTTGATTTCCCACTACCCGTGGGTCCTACGACTGCGATTAATTTGCTTGACATTTTTTTAGTTTAAGTTTTCTTTGGTTTGTTTTCTTCTATATTATCCAAGTCAACGTCTTCTTTCAATGCCCATCCATAGAACAACGTGAACTCTTTTACTAATGTCATAAGTTCGGTTGCGGTAACTGGTTCATTTGGTCGATAGGTAGATATCTCAAACAGAGCGTCACTATTGGTCACTAAGTATTTATAGAGCCAGTCTTGGAACCTTTGTTCCTCTTCAACTGACCAATCAAACTCCTCTTGCCATTCATCTCGTAACACATCTAACTTGTCAATATCTGCACCTACGCAGTTACACATCTCGCTAATGATAATGTTTAAATGATGGCCTAATTTAATTTTTCTTAACATGTTTACTTTTTCTCTCTAAATTGTTCGTAGTGTCCTCCTGTAGTCATTGTCTCTGCACGAGGCAACTCCTGAAAGAATCCACTTGCTCCTTCAAAGTACAAACCTAAACTAGCATTCTCTAGTCCATAGTGTCTGTCTTTGAGGAATTTGAGACAGCGATAGTTACGCCCAAGTATAGATACATCGTATCCATTGTGGGTTTCTATATCGTAGCGTGATGGGTTGAACAACCCCAGCACAATCTCGTAATCTTGGTGTACGCCTTTGTTAATGTGTAACTCTTCTAGTGAAGGTTCTATCTTTTCCTCAATCAGATGTCCCTTACTTGTGTACACAGCTTTCTCCGATGACGGAGTCTGTTGGTGTACAATAACATTTACCATTTGAAATCTCTTTGAGAAGATTTCTAAGATGTAGTCTTTAACCATTAGGTCAAAGGTTTGGTACTGAGTGTACTTCATCTTAGTATCAGGTATAGTTTCGTTAGATAACAAACTGATGTGATCTACAATACAGAACACCCATAAGTTATCTGACTTGTATTTGTACCCAGTAATAAGTTTACGACCATCAGGCATTTCTCTGTAGGTATATTCACCTATCTCAGGGTTCTCAAAGTATGCTTTAATATACTTGAGTATACCCGTTGGGTTTCTGATGTAATCTACGCACTCTACAGTGTCTTGAAGGGCATTAATGTATCTTTCTGCTTCTCTTATCTTACTCATTAAGTCAGAGGTAACATTAAAACTTCCTACGGACTTTAGTTGTGCTACACTAATGTTTAACTTGTATTGCTGGTAGAGGTAGCTAGATATAAATGATAGCCAAAAATCTGTCTGGTTTTCTTCTAATGCAAAGTAAAATATCTTAACCTTGATGTTACTTTTATGTGTTTTCCTTAACACATTATGTACTGTAAAATATTTTACAAACTTAGTCTTACCTACACCTGATGATGCAGTAATAGCTGTGATGGAACTTTTGGTAAACCCACCATAGTGTTCTGATAGTCGTTCAAACGGACCTAAGATTGAAGTGATACCACCTTCCTCTTTAATACGCTTGTTTCTTTCTATTACTCCTACTAGGTCGTTAAAATTAAGAGGTTGGTATGACATAACTTAAAGTATTGTGTGGCTAGTGTACCTTTTGTTGTTTCCGTTTCTAGCCTCATCACACCACTTAGATAAGTTACTTATTGTTATACCTCCATGAATCTTAAATCATCAAGCCAAGTTAACATCTCAGTAGCTTTTGATGATGTTACTTCTTTTGCTTTGGTTGTAGGCGCTTGATTATTAAGATTTACACCACCGATAGACTCCTCAAGCCCCAGCAACTCTAGGGCTTTTGGTGTCCAAAATGTAATGTTTTTCTTAGTAACTAAAAGACCTTCATCATACCACTGTTGTAGGATTCCCTGCTTCTCTAACAGGCTCCACATTGTCTCGTAAAATGTCTTTTTCATTGTAGGTTAGTTGTTTTGACTCAAGATTTTTCTTTAGCGGGGTATCAAAATTAGGTATGTGTTCTGTGATTTCCAAATGAGATTCCCCAATTTTTCCACAATTATC